CTATTAATCTTCATGCCCTTCTGACCAATATATTTCTGATCGGGCAGGCCAGTTATACTATTAACATTAGAACCATCTTCCCCTTTAAACCCCTTTAAGACGTCTAATTGGCCCATACCAATAGCTCTATGTTTTTTAATCGCGTCAGTATGTTCTTGTGATGATATTGCTAATCGTTCAGCAATCTGTTTTTCACTATCTCCAGCCATCCAACCGTGGAGTAATGTTATACGTTTAGATATTTCGCGTAGGCCAGCTTCATTTCTAGCATTAGACTCTACCATAAATCGTGGGGCTTGCTGCTCCATTTTCTCACGATGTTCTTTAGTTTCTTTAGTACTATCTGCTTCTTTTTTTGCAGTTATTCTTCGAGAATTAAAGTCATTAGCTAATTGAACCATTTCAACTGCTTTTAGGGTGGCAACATTTTTATTAAGATCATTTAAGACTTTAGTCATCTTCTTGAATTGACTATCGACACTAGTCATAGCCTGACTACCCTTTTCAGCTAGGCCGGAAGCCCTACGTTCTGCCTCATTACTCTTCATTCTATCAGGGGTAACCCCTGTTAATTTTTTACCCGCCATTTTCCCTATCCTCGTTGATTTGCTTAATCACTAAACTAGTATAAATCTCTCTTTCCCATGGTAACATATTATCTAATTCATATAAACTATATTTGTACTCTCCCATCAATGAAAAATTAAGTCTATAATGAGACTCTAGTGATTCATGCGAAAGAGCTAGATAAAAAAATCTACTAACCCTGTATAATCATATTTATTTTTATTACCACACTTACTACATGTAAATGTATCTTCATAATATACAAATGGAGCATCTACCATATATCCTAATGCATCTGAAAACTGAGGGGAACTTAATCCCTCAATAAATTCTATACGCTCTTCTATAGGAACATTTTTTGCATCAAATACTTCTTCTCCATAATAAATTGTAACAAGCCCTGTAGCTACATTTTTAATTAACATATCACTAGTATTCATATCTTCATCAAATGATAATCTATCATTCCAAGTTGGAAATGATAATTCTAATGATAATTCCTTTGATAGTTTAAGTATCCCATCCTTATCTTCATTATTTGCTACTATAACTTTATCAAGGGAAACACTAACATCACTAATATGTGAACATTCTTCATTTTCACATGAATGTTTAACCTTAACAGTTTCCCCCACTGACTTACTTCTTAATTGCAAAAATATATACTCTACATCATATACTCTATATTTTTTAATTTCTTCAGGGTCTTTATCAAGGCAACTAGCTACAATATTTAATATGCCGTCTTCTACTTGTTCTATATCTTCTGATTCCATCGCAATCATTAAAACCTTTTCTTCTTTGACCATATATGGTCGATAATTCAATACCTCTTGGGTTGATGGTACTGTTAATCTGTACGTAGGTACAGATAACGTTGGTAATGTATTCATAATATATCTCCGTTAATAATTATATAAATTGTCCTAAAGTTCCTTTTAAAATATCTTTGCCTCTACCTAATAAATCTGTAAAACCATCTATTAATCCTTGCTCCTGCCAATCATCAAATGATAATGTAACCGAACATAATAGTAAAGAATTTTCTGCAGTATTAGATAATTCTATAGCATTAATAGCTAAAGGGAAAGCATTCTTTAATTTAATGCTATAAGCTGGTATTATATCATTTGAAGGGGTTAATTGTTGAATGGTCACATCAGTAACATAATCATCTTTATAATTAACTTTTAATGAGCCTTGATCAANGCCTCTACCTATTAAATCTGTAAAACCATCTAGTAAGCCTTGCTCTTGCCAATCATCAAATGATAATGTAACCGAACATAATAGTAAAGCATTTTCTGCAGTATTAGATAATTCTATAGCATTAATAGCTAAAGGGAAAGCATTCTTTAATTTAATGCTATAAGCTGGTATTATATCATTTGAAGGGGTTAATTGTTGAATGGTCACATCAGTAACATAATCATCTTTATAATTAACTTTTAATGAGCCTTGATCAACTACCATCTGCTGCCATTGGTCAAAATACTTACGAGCATAATAGTCATTTGTTAATACAAATGAAATAGTTACTTCATCTACCATATAAGAATAAGGTTTCTTAATAGCTTTATGCCTAACAAATGACTCCATTGTGGCAATACGCTTACCGGGAAGTTGAACACTTTCACATAGTAAGAACATATCTCTAGGGTCATTAATAAAGGCCATAGGATCCATAGTACCCCCACTTAAATAAGAACCAGCGGCATTAGATATTAATCCACCTATATCAGTATTAAGTAGGCCAACCCCCATAGATCCTTTCATCTTAGGATGGGTAATGTAAATAGCAAAGCGATTAGCCCTAGCTACTCCCCCTCGTTTTCCAATGGTGGCTTTTAAATCGTCTATATTTCCTGGTAATGACATTAGTATTTACTCCTTGAGTCTTTCCAGACTTGTGTTTTCTTTTTCTTAGCAAAGTTTTCGGTTGGTAAGAATATTGCAATATCCCATTCGCTTGCTTCTACTTTCATAATCTTAGATTCTACATGTTCTGTTAAATAATGCTTAAAGCAGGGGGCAAAGTATTTAAATTTAGTAGCCCCTTTTAATAAATTATAACTTAATTTCATCCTAGTGGTTTCATCAAACTTGTTATTATTAGTGAGGGCGGTTAACCTATCTAATAATATAGCCCTATGTTTAAGGGGGAGGTAATGTAAATTTAAACCATAAAATCCCCCTGGGGCTTGCTGCACCATAATGATCAAGGGGAATCTATCATAATAGGGTAGGGTTAATCTATTCTTTGGATCATAGATATACATAAACATATCACCAATACGAGGCCTCTGCTTTTTAACTAAGCGATCATCCTTCAGCATTTGATGCATATTGATCTTACCCATATTTTTCATCTTTTGCCTGAACCACTTTGATGCCTCCTTAGATCTTGCTTCTAGACCTTTGCGGAATGCTTCACTTTCTAATTTATCGAATAGACTTGCCATATACTTATTTATATGGTTTCTTCTTGATTCGTTTGAAAGACTTCCAAGGTTTCTTCTTCTTCCCCGTCATTAAATTAATACCAAAACCCTCTAAAGTCTTTTCCGTCCATATCTCAAACTTCCAATTACGATCATCACAATACCTCTTAGCATATTTCCATTTAGAAATATTCTTCATATAGGTTAAGGCTTCATTAAGGCTCTTTTTCTTAGGCCGTTGGGTTTGCTTATGAGGTTTAATCTCAACTAAAACAGTGGTGCCATCTTTGAACTTAATAGTCATATCAATAAAATACCTATGGGGCTTCCGGTCGGTAGCACATATATAAGGTATGATAGTCTCTTCAGAATTCCACCAAGCTATCTTAGGGTGTTTTTCCACCCACTTAAAGGTTTGTTTTTCCCAATAGGATCTATAAGTCACCTTGGTATGATCCCCTTTATATTTTTCAGGATATCTTACTTTGTATTTGCCTTTATAAGTCTGCATACATTTATTTATTAAAGGGCTATAAATAACCTTATACAATTACAGGTTTTTAAGTTATGGCAAATATTTTCGAAACTATAGCATCCGGAGTACGTGACTTTGCTGGAGATATATCAAATGCCTTTAATAGCAAAACAACCCCGTCAGGCCCTGGTAAATTCTTAGCATACCCAAATACATTAGGAGATATATCATCAGCAATAGTATACGATAGTGATCATTTTGATCCTCATACTAACAACCTTATAAGGAAAAGTAGTTTTTCAGCAGCAACTGGTAAAACTACTAATAGACAACCTCTTAATCTAAGTGATAGGATTAATGAGAGAAATACACCTACAGCCGCTATAGAACCATTTATTATGATGGAATTCTATAGAGTTATTGAAGCAGAAAATCTACTAGGACCTAAATCGCTGGCCGGGGTAGCTTTAAAGGAAAATGCTGCTTTGCGTAGAAGTATGAGTGTTGAAACCCATGGCCAAGTAGGCCATTTGGCACATGGTAATAAGACGGCTATAGCAGCTGCTAACCGGAAAATTCTTGCAAATGA